CGAACGACTGCTGCCCGTCGTCGAGGCAGCGCAGCCGCAGCGACCGTGCCACGCCGTTGGGTTGCGTGACCGTCCACACGCCGGTGTGGTCCGGGTGCATCGTCCGCCAAAACGCGGCGTCGTAGTCGAGCCAGTCCTGCGACCCCGCAGCGTGGAACACCCTGAGCGGCCAGAACACTTCCCGCTCCTGTGTCCTCGAGCCACGCCAACGCGACCCATGCACACCCGGACTGTCCGACGTGAACCGTTGCACAGGGGGCATCGTCAAACCCCGGACCCCGGCGCCCAAACTGACGCCGGAGTCCCACCCCGACAGATCCCAAACAGACCCGTCCCAACCCGTCCACGTATGCGACGAACCCTGAGCGACAAGCCGCCCCGGAGCCGGCGGCACAAACGACGGCGCAGCAAGAATGGGCACGTGACCTCCTAGTTAGCCGAAGGCCGCGATCGCGTCCCGCTGTGCTGTCAGAATCGCCTGAGCGGCAGCGTCAGCATCAACAGCGTTCATATTGCCGATGCTGACCGTCACACCACCCTTAGCGAGCGACGCCGACCCGCCCTTACCCTTCACGGCACCAGCGACGTGTTTCTTGCCGCTGGCATACGTCGTCGTCGCACCCGTCCAAACCGGCGCGCTCTTGCCGTCCAGTTTGTCCTGCAACGCCTGCGCGTCAGCGTCCAACTTCGCCGACGCGTCCAGCTTCGTCTGCAACGACTTCGCGTCCTTCGTCGACTTCACAGCCTGCGCCGCCAACGTTTCCGCTTCCGGGCCGCCCATGTTCATCAGGTTCCGCGCCAACGACGTGAACCCGCGCCCCATGAGAATGCGAATGTTCGACAGGAACTTCGCCGTCACCGCGTTACGCGTCCCCGCCGCGGCAATGGTGCGGGTGATGAGGGGCTTGTTCGCTGCCGCGTACTTCTTCGCAGCATCCGACGCCGCGTTCGTCGCAGCCGTGAGGTTGTTCCGGGTCGTAGTGACCCTGCCCTCAGCTGTCGCGACCTGACCCAACAGTTTGTGCTGCTCAGCCAACTCGTCTGACACCTTGTTACGTGCCGACGTGATCGAACTCGCCGACGCGCCACGCGTGTGCGTCAACCGCTCAAGGTTCGCCCGAGCCGCCGCCAGATCACGCTTGTTCTTCTCCTGCCGTGCAAGCAACGCCTTCAGCGCGTCCTGAGCCTTCTTCAGCTCAGCCCGCACCTGCCCCGGCTTAGCCTGCGCCGACTTCAGATCGTCACGCGAGAACGCGCCCGCCTGAATGATCGCCATGATGCCCTGGAAGTCAACCTCACCACCAGAAGCAAATCCAACAGCGCCACCAGTTGCGAACTTCCGCACCGTCGACCCAAGCGACCTACGCCACGCGTAGATCGCCTCGTGCCCGCCAGCGCGCTTCACGTCCTCAGCCGTCAGGACATGCTCGCCGTTCGACAGCCACGCCGGGATGTCATCCGACGTGCCCGTGCCCGGCCCCGAAATCGCGCCACCAACTGCACGCTTTGTCGGGTCGCTTCCGCTGCCCGCGTTGCGCTTGTTGACGCTCCGCGTCTCGTTGATGATGATGTTCGACCGGCGCGTGACGATGTCAACTTCCTTGCCATGCAGCTGCGCGATCTCATCCCGCAGCCGCTTGACCTCGGCGGCGGACCCGGCTGCGCCTGACTGTGCGACCTTGACAGCCTTGCTCTTGAGTTCGTCAATCCGACGCTTCAGGGTGACGACTTCATCCTTAGACTTGGCAGCCCCCGGAGCGGTGACGTTCGTCGCCTTAGCCTTCGGAATCTTGATGACCGAGTCGGCATACGACTCCGCCTGCTTCTGGTTCAACCCGAAGCGCTTCGCCGTCTCGACGAGTGACGCGCGGGACTTGACCAGTGACGCCCGCATCTCGGACTCGCTGTGCGTCTGCTTGAACACAGAGTCGGCCAGCGCAAGGTGCCGCTTCGCGACGTCGTCAAGGACCGCGGCGTTGTCGCGGCCCTTCTGCTTCGACTGATCCATTGTCTTGCCGTTAGCCTTCAACGCGTCCGTGACATCGTTGTACGCGTCCTTGACGGCACGCTGCGCCGCACGGGTCGACAGCACCGCCAGCCCGGCATCCTGCAGCCCCTGGACGTACGCCGCCAAAGCGTCGGCCGCCTTCTGCGTCTCGCTAGCCATCTCATGCTGAGCACTAGCAAACTGCTGCGTCTTGTCCGCGGCGGTAGCGCTCGCCTCACCGACCAGCTTCTGCGCCTCGATCTGCGGGTTAAGCGTCGCGTTCGACGCCCCCACATCATCAACGAGGTGGCGGTATTGGTCCGACTGCTCCTTGAGTCGGGCCGTCGTCCCGGCAAGGACCGGGTCGCTGTGGCCCTCAGTTGCCTGGTACGTGAGCAGTGCGGCCATCGAGCTGTTGTACTGGTCCTCGAGGGCCTTAGACCCGGCGACAAGGGTATCCATAGCTGGCTTGCTGCCCAGTGCCGCGTCAGAGACCGTCGACAGTGCGATGCCAAGATCCTTGGCGCTCTTTAGCGCACCCGAATCCCCGAGCTGCTTCGCCGCGATCGCTCGCGTGTTGTTCGTGATGGCGCCCGTCTGCTGGTCCAGCGACGCGCGCAGGTCGTCGGCCTTGCCCTTGGCGTCCATCTGCGACTTCGCGAAAATGCCGACAGCGATGCTCAGTCCAGCGAGCGCCAACCCAAGCGGCCCGGTAGCAATGGACAGCAGGTTGGCCTTCGTGATCTTAGACGCGAGCCCCAGAGCCTCCATCGCCTTCTTTGCCTCGCCAGCCTTCGTGACCAGGCTGAGGATGCCGCCACCTGCGAGCAGGCTGGCAGAGGCAACGGCCGCAACGCCAAGCGCGCCCTGCTGCAGCGGAGCCGGCAGGTTGCCGAACGCGTTGACCGCGCCCGTCGCAAGTTCAACCAGCGTGCGCAGCGCGTCGTTGGCGCCTGATCCTGCTTGAATGAAGGCGGTCTCGAGTGACCCCTTGAGCTGCTCCACGTCGCCGGACAGGTTGTCCATCTGGATGGCGGCGACTCGGGCAGCAGCGCCTTGGTCGTTGACGCCCTTGATGTACTCGGCAAGCCCGGCGGCGCCCTCCTTGTAGAGGATGTTCGCGGCGCGCACAGCGTCCGATCCGAAGATCGTGTTCATGGCCGCGTTGCGCTGCTCCGTGGACAGGTTCTTCATGCCGTTCTGCAGTTTCTGCGCGTACGCGGTGATTCCCACGAAGTTGCCACCGGCGTCGTACGCCGTGACGCTGAGTTCCTTCATCAGCGCCGCGGCCTCATCGGACTGCGGGTTGAGCCGCTGCAACATCGTCTTCAGGGACGTACCAGCGTCCGAGCCGTTGAGGGCGTTGTCGGAGAACGCGGCCAGCGTGCCGACCGTGTCCTCAAGAGTCAGGCCAGTCTGCGCCGCAACCAGACCACCCTGCTGCAACGCCTGACCCAGAGTGCCGACGTCGGCAGCGGACTTGTTCGCCCCGGCGGCGAGGACGTCCGCGATGTGACCGACGTCCTTACCCTGCAAGCCGAAGATCTTCATGGCCTGACCGGAGATCGTTGCAGCCTCAGCCAGGTCCAGCCCGCCAGCAGCCGCGAGGTTCAGGGAGCCAGTCAGCGCGCCACCGAGAATGTCGGCCGTGGAGATGCCAACCTTCGCCAGTTCCGACTCGGCCTTCGCCGCCTCGCTCGCGCTGTACTTCGTGTCAGCGCCAGCCTTCAGCGCGGCAGCCCGCAGGTTGTCCATCTGCCCGGCAGTGGCCCCGGAGACGGCCTTGACGTTCGACATCTCCTTGTCGAAATCTGCGAACGCCTTGACCGCCAGGCCGACGGCAACGCCGATAGCGGCGCCCGTGACAGCCATGCCACGGCCAACCTTGTCGAACGACGCCTTGTGCTTCTGCCCAGCCGCGACCGCGTCCTTGCCGAAGTCCTTCGTCGCCTTCGACGCAGCGGTGATCTTGCCGATGTAGTCCGAAACGGACGCCTTCAGCTCGACCTTCACGGACCTGTCAGCACCGAACGCCATGTGGAACCTCCTGAGAAGCGGTAACGTCTGAGGCCAGAACCTCAGGAGGGGACATGAGCAACGAGCAGGCAGTACGCGCGGCCGGGATACTCGGCGGGCTGCTTCTCGCCGTGGGCCTGTTCTTGGGGTTCGCCGGCATCACCTCGAGCGGCTACGACTGCGGCAGCGCCTTCCGTGGCGGCTACGCCGAAGACATCGGCGCCAGCCTCAGCGGCAACCCGTCAGGGCTCGTCGGCGACTGCCAGGACGCCCGCAGCAGCCGGAAGACGCTCGCCCTCAGCCTGCTGATCCCCGGGCTGCTACTTGCTCTGGGGTCAGGCGTTGCCGCCGCTCAGCAGCCAGAGACAGCGCCGACGGAACCTCAGCGTTCTCGAACTTCTTAGCAGCCCGCCCGATCGCCGTACACGAGTGGCACCGCATCTCCTCGACGACCCACTCGCCATCCGACTCGATGTCCATCGACTCGTGCCGGTCCTGCCCGCAATTCGGGCACAACGCCGCCTCATACGTCAGGAGCGCCTGCGCCAACTTCGCGTCCGTCTCCGTCCAACGCTCACCCGGGGTGCGCTCCAACCTGAGTACCGATAACGGCACACCCCAGGCGCGCGCCGCACGCAACTCCGTCAGGAGTCCAGCGTGCTCAGGGCCGCCGAGTGAGCGAGCGAGAAAGGGACGGAAACCGTCCTGTCGTACGACGCCCCAGCAGCCGCCTCGAGCAACGCCATGAACTGACCCTCACCGATCTTGGACCGGATCATCGGCCACTTCTCAGCCGGCACCGCAGGCTTCACCGCCTGCACGGACAGCATCGCGTACGTGCGGGCGTCCTCGTTCGCGGGGTGGTCCTTCTTCGCCTTCGCCGTCTCCTCATCAAGGAGGGCGCGGAACGTGAAGGTCAACGCTGACGCGTGCATCATGTCGCGGACCTTCGTCATCTCAGTAGCGATCATTGCGGGGCTCTGACCGCCCAGCCGCTCGTCGGAGTTGTTCCGCTCCTCGGAAAGCTGCTGCTCAAGTTCGTAGTAGCGGGCCACGAGGTCAGCGCGACCGAACACGGTCACACTCTTCTCGGGCAGCTTCGCGCCGTCGATCCAACTGTCAAGGTCGAACGCGGCAGGGTCGGCCTTCGTGAAAACGTCAGACATGGGTACTCCTTGGCTGGTGGCTGGTGGCTGGAAGGGTCAAACACTGAGGTCGGGGGCGCCCCAGCCAGGTAGCGCCCCCGACCAGATCAGGGAAGGTCAGGCAACAACCTTCACGTCAGGCTGGCAGCCCGGAGCGACCGTGTAAGGCTTCTGCTTCGCCCGCAGCTTCGTGTTCCGCTCCGGGGCAGACTTGACCTGCGGGCCGAGCTTGACCGGGTACACGTCGACCACGTCGTCAGCGGCGAACGCGTCGCTGAACAGCTTGCCGTACCGCACGACAATGAAGCCGGTCGTGTTCGGGACGAGGGTCTGGTAAATCTTGTTCTCGCCCGTGGGGGACACGTCCTGCGGGTCGATGATGTACTCGATGTCGTCGATCGCGTACGTGAACGTGCCCACGTCCTCGAACGTCTGCGTGGAGCAGAGGCGCTCGTCGGTGAGGGTCTGCACGTCAGTCGACGTGGTGAACCCGCCACCCGTGACACCACACGTGATGTCCAGGGCCGACGTCGCGTTCAGCTCAGTGGCCTTCGGGTTCTTCGGGTCAGCGACCGTCGGAACGAAGACGACCTTGACGTTGCCATCAGCGGGCACGCCAACGGGGAATGTTGCGCTCACTTAAGAGCCTCCTTCGCGGCGGGCGTGCCGCCCTTGGTGGTGTAGTGCTTGACCGGCAGCGGCCGGCCCAGCGCGTCAACGGCGTCCTTGTCGATGACGGTGTGCGCGTCCGGGTTAACAACCTGAACGCTGTACTCGTGCTTTGTGTCGTTGTCCTTGACACGGGTCCACGGCATGACGAAATCGCCCTCCTCGGGCATCAGTTGAATCGGGCGGTTACGGCTGGTACGTGAAACCCCACATGGAGACGGTGTAGATCGCCGTCACGCTCGGTAGGGACTCATCCCTCACAGGTGGTTGCGAGGACAGGGGGACCGGCCGCCATGACGCGGAACCGATCGGTGGGCGCCAGTTCTCAAGGGCCGCGTTCGCACGCTCAGCACCCCACAGAGACTCAGCAGTCGCCTGCTCACGCGGGCCGACGCTGGTCGAGTTGATCCACAGGGTTTCGTCCCGCATCGTCGCGACGTCGCCAAGATTGTCCGACGTGCGACCGGGCGTGTTTGAGTAGACGAACAGGTAACGGGGAGCAGCGTTGTCAGGGACAGCGTGCTTGTAGACCACGCGCCCAGGAACCTCAGCCTCAAGGCGGGCAGCGACGACGTCGACCAAGGCTCTACTCAAGCGACTTCACCCCGATCTCGCCAAGGAACTTGACAACGTTCGGGACCTCAGCCTGCAAGCCACGAGTGTGATCCAACACGGCAGCGTTCTTCGACGTGCCAAACGCCAGGATGTTGCCAAGCCCACCCTGCGGGCCGCGCTTGTCCACGCCGATCTCAGCAGACAAACCGCGGAGGTCGTAGTTGATAGCGCGTGGGATGGCCGGCGCGTGGCCGTGCCCGGTGAAGTCCTTCACCATCTCGTTCTTGATGTTCAGGGCACCCTTAGCGATGACGGCGGTCGCCTCAAGCGTCGCCTTGCGCCCTGCTTGGCCGAGGCTAACCGCGAGCCTGTCAACCTGCGACGCGTCAATGCTGAAGTCCATCAGACCACCGCCTCAACCGGGATGCGTCGCGCTGTCTTCGCGCTGCCGAAGTGGGGGCCTTGAACGGTGAGCGCCTGGCCGACAACCGCGGCGTCGAGGGCGCACGCCGTCATCGTGACCACGTGGCCCTTCGTGACAGCCTCAGAGCCGAACACGGGCAGGTGAACCTCCCAGCGGAGCACCGCAACCTCACGGTCACCAGCGTCCGCCTCGTTCACGATCACGTTGCGGGTCTGCAACTTACACGGCCCCTCATACACCACCACAGGATCACCCGGCGTGAACGTCCCCGCGTCCTCATCCCACACCGACGCAGACGCACCCGTGATGATGCACCAGTCACGCATCTGCGCCTCAGCCGCGGCGCGACCAGCGAGGGTCGCGGACTCCGCAGACATCAGAACCCCGGAGCGATAGAAAACGCGCCACGACGCACACCAGACAACAGCCGAAGCTCATCGTCCGACGCGTACAGCAGCCCCGCAGACACCGCGTTGTCACGGGTCCACGAGTAGTCGTCAATGGACTCCATCCGCTTGCCCTCCGGGTTGCGGAGAACACGCAAAACCATTGCCGTAACCGCGGCCACCACCAGCCCCTGAGACAGGGAACCAGTGACCAGCCGGTCGTTCAACGACGGCACGCGCGCCAGAAGGATTTCCCACGCGTCACTCAACAGCGACCCAGCCACGTCGTTCTCAGCCGAGGAAAGGGGACGCCACCGCGCCTCCAGATCAGAAATCGTCACCGGGTTCGCCACGACGTCCCCCTCCTCAACTACTTCGACTCGGGCTGAGGCTCGGCGATGAAGCCGAGGTCCGACAGGTGCTTTAGCGAGTCAGCGGTCAGACCGTCCGGCACCACG